TGGAGGTGTAAGTTTATCTACCATTTTTTAGGCTCTACGGGTTTGTTTAAATGATCATCTGTTCTACCTATAAGAGTAGGTTTTTGCTCGTACTTGTTTACTTTTAGATCACTAAACTTAGATACCGTTAATACATCTTCTCCTTGAAGAACAACCAAAGGATCTGCAAGCCTATGATAACCGTATAATCTTTGCTCTGCAGGAACGTTGCTATCTAGTAAGCTACTGCTAGAAGCCACTTCTATTTGAATTTTATTAGACACGCATTTAGATAACCAGAACTCAACACAAGCTCTTCCAGACTCTGCAAAATGCAAGTTTCCTTGATAACTAAAATCTACTCCAAACATTTTTATATTTGCTACTTCATTCCAATAAGCAAAAGCAACTGCGTAGGCAACTGTATTATTTAAATAATAACAATTAGTATCAATAATTACTTCTTCTATTGGGTATTCAACAAGACCTGGACAACGATCATCTAATTCACATGTATATATAGGGCCTTCGTGTTCTTTTAATACTTTAGCCATACTATTGGTTTGGCCTCCAGCATTATCGCTATCTAAAAATCTTGAAGGAGGATCCATCATAAATACTCTATCGTGAAATATAACGTCAGAAACTGCGTTTATTGCCCATACCTCGTCAAAATGCACTCCGTGAGACTTTGCTAAGTTGTAATCAAACCAACTTTTACCCATACCAACAATAGCTATAGTCTTGCCTTTTAAGCTCTCAATCTTTTTCATTTCCTCTCCTTTTTTAAGAAACAGAAGTTCTTAAAGAATCATAACGATATTCGTCTCTTCTTCCCCTAGCTTCTGCTTGGTTTTTAAGCCTCAGAACTTCTAGATTAAACCTTTGTTCGTAAAGCTGCAGTAAATCAGCATCTCCCTTCATAAAGGTATATGCCTCCATTAAAGATCCATATAATAAAGCATTTCTTGCATTTTTAGAAATCCAAGTGCCTGTTGTACTTGTTGTTAAACTTGATGGCTTATAAAGGTAATGTAACTCAACAGAATAATCAGCATCTGGTACCGGAGCTAATATTAAAGTTGATCCATTGTCAGATGCAGTAGGAAGATCTTTATCAAAATCTCCATAGTATTTAGGCAATCCTCTTAACGAAGTATCTGTAGGATCTACAGAATACTCTCTCATAAAACTAGGATGCTTCTTATCTAAAAAAGTGTAATCACCGTTGGTATTTATAACGGCTAAAGAAAAACTAGAAATAAAATCACTTGGGGCCGTTAAATAAGTTACTCCTGCGCTTAAGGTTCCTGTTTGATTTTTTCTAAAGTAATCCATCTGAACTAGGTCAAAGATTCTATCTTCAGCGCTAATTATAAAATCATTTAAAGTAGAGACAAACGCAGTTTCTTCGTTTTCTACATAATTTTGGATTAATGTTTTTAATTCAGCTAATGTCATGATGTAGTAATTGTAACTGTCCCTAATGATCCTGTCACTTCACCTATAATAAAATTTGTTGGTAAAGTTGATGGGTTCATAAAGTTTGATTTAAATATAGAAGAACTTACGACAACAACAAATCCTTCTCCAACTTCAGAATCATTGTTAGGCCTTGGCTTATATAAAGCCTCTGGGTCTGAAGTTACTGTTGGCGGTTCTAATTGTGGGTGTTTTGATTCATAGCACTGTGAACAAACTTTAGCGCCATTCCATTCTTCTCTTAGCTCATTAATTTTGTATTCAAAAGAACATCTATCACAAAGACCTTTTGCAAATTTACCAGAAGCGTAAGCCATTTAAACTGTCCTTAGATTTGGCCTAATTCTAAAAGATGCTCTGTCTTCGTCTTGATCAGCAGCTCTTCTAAACTCTTCCTCATATATAGCTTTTAATTGTGGAGTTAATTGAGGAGCTTTCTTTAATGATATGTAATAAGCCAGTCCTGCTGTAAAGCAGGGAAAGAACCTAAAAGGCATATCCATAGTATTAGTAGCCGCATCAGCATCATCCATTCTTATTATTTTATTAAATACAAGAACATCAGTAGAGTTTTCTGCTGATGGCCATATTTTTAAAACAGGAGTAATACTTTTATCAAGAAAGAATTGCGAAGGCCTAGATTTAGTTCCTTTGTTGGGAATGTTTAAGTATTCAGATCTGCTGATCCTACTCATGCTAATGTCTGTTTGAATGTTGTTAACAGTTCTTCTTACTACAACATCTAAAATATCAATAACATTAGAATTTAAAGCGTATTCACCAGTACCCTCAATAACCGTTAGAGTGTCTTGATCTATCGTCCATTGATTTAACCCTCTATTAGCCCATTCAGCCAACATGATATTAACGCTTCTTAAAGCAGACTTAAGATCATAACCAGTCCTTAATTCAAGGCCACAACGCTCATAAGCTTCTTCTATAAACTCAGTTACGTTTGGTTCAAAATTTGTACTGCCTGATGTCGACATTTAATTCCCTGCTTTTGCTTTTGCTCTTTTAGACAATTGATTTTTATGAAATAATTTTACACTTGTCTTACTATGAGACTTGTTAGTGTGAAGGGTTCCATCAGCCATCTTGTGACTAGATCCCTTATGCTCTGTACCATCTCTTTTGTAATGCTTAACGCCTTTCATTATAGATACTTACTTTTTCTTTTTAACAACTTTTTTCTTAGCTGCAACTTTCTTTGCAGGTTTTGATTTAGTTGAATTGTGATAACTTTTTTTACTTCCCATTTCTTTTCCTCGGTTGTTTATTCTTCATAGGCTTTCCGCCATTTTTCATTCCCTGTGGTTTAGCAGGTCTTCCTACCTTAGATCCGTATGTTCCTTTACCTGATGGCATAATTTTCTCCTTGTGCTAACTAATTGTAGTTACTTTTCTTCTAGGATTCATAACACTTCCACACCCTCTTGCTATAAAACCACCGTTTTTTACTTTAACTCTGTTTTGTTTGGCCATAGACCTATCAATAGCGTCTCCTCTTTTCTTTTCATAAGAAGATAATTTACCATCTTTATTTAAATCAGCAGGGCCGCCGTTTACCATTTTTTTTCTTGTTTTAGCAGCATCTTTAAAGTTTTTTGCAGTAGGTGCGCCTTTGTCTCCTACGCTACGCATAGTTTCACCAGATCCGCCGGCTATACGTTTCTTTTTTGCTTGTATGTTTGAATATAATCCCATTTAACAACTCCAGTCTTTTCGCGCCCAATAGTTTGCACTACATCTGTCGCTTTTAATTCCACCACTTCTAGCACAATAACTTTTTTTTCTAGATGCGCTGTTTTTATGCATACCCATCTTTTTATCGCCAAAAGTAATACGTTTTACTTTACCACCATCGCTACTAGGACACATAACATAAACTTCTTTACGTTTCTTGTTGTAGCCTCCATTCCCTTGAGGAATGGCCCTAGGTTTATTTAATGTTACTGTTTTACCCTGCCATTCAGCCATTTTTTTTATGCAAAAAATGCAGTCATAGATCCAAAGGTTGCAGTTGTATAATTAATATACAAGCCACCAGTAAATAATAACCCATTATCAGGAATAGTAATGTCTCTAGTTACAGTAGCAGATGCTACAGACCCTAGTTTAAAAAGACTGCTCCCATTTGGAGAAGTATTTACAAACTCTACATTTCCTGCCGTACCAGAGCAAACAAGGTTAATACCTTGCAGCCTAGTTCTACCTGCAAAAATAACGTCTGCAACTGCTGTATTTATACCTGCGCTAACATCACCTGCTGGATTACCAACAGCTGTTATTGAGGCTATTGTTCTAAAGTATTTAGAACCGGTAGCTGTACCTGCGTTAGCACCTGTTATGGATTCTGTTTGATCATCTCCATTTACATCAGTACCTACTACAGTAAATGATTTAGCTGCATCGTTGCCAGCAGAAAGGATTGTTACAATCCTTCCGCCAACATTGGTAACAGAACCGCCAGAAGCTAACGCACCACCTATAGTAAGTGCTGCATTATTTCCAACTGCTGCTGCTACTGAAATACCATTTGCATCTAAGACTTGAGCATCGGCAATTATAAACTTACCCTGAACATCTGAGCCTGTTAATCTACCTGCCATAAGTTACTCCTATAGACTGCTTATATTAAGCATGATAACACTGTTATCAGTATTACCATTTACAACCATTACAGAACCAACGTGTTGTAAAAGACTAGCATCTGCTTTAGCTTCTACTGCTCCTGCTGCGTTATCTGATCTATTTACTGTATGTCCTAGAACAATAGTACCATCAGTAATAACTGAAGCTGGTCCAGCAGTTTGCGCCCAAAAATATCTGTCATCTGCAATAGCTATTGGAGATACTCCAACTACAGAACCTGTTTCTGCTGTAGGT